CGATGCAGGTCTTGTCTCTCTTTATGACGGCACGGCGCAACTCAGGAGTGACGGGGTCTTTATGCGCCATTACTTCTTGCGCTTGGTTTTCTTGGCGGGCTTCTCTAGCGCGGGGGCCTCAAGCTCTGCTTTTGTTATCGGCTTAACGTTATTCGCCTTGATGATCTTGCACGGCAAGCAGAAGCACGGCTGGGGGTGGTAAAACTTGTCCGCCATTACTTCCCTTCTTTTGCCTCAACCGAGCGCATCACCCGGTTGGCATAAGAAACTCCGGCATCGCCGCCCCACAGGGCCCATGCAATTCTGCCAGCCGAAGGGAAGCCCTTCTGGCCAGGCTTGAATCCCTCGCCCTTCTTGTCGACAAGGTGTCGGGCAAGATAGGCGCGCATCTTGCGGACTCGCGCAACAGTCATTCGGTTTCCAATGAGCATTCGTGCCGTCAGCTGCCCAGGCCCAATGCCGCCACGACCAAACTCCTTGCGCCAGTCAAGTCCTCGCTGAGCCTCTGCTTTAACGGCGGCAGGAACATCAAGATTAATTTTCCCATCTGCCTTGCTGATCTCAATCGACTTTTCGCTAAGCCCTGAAAGGCCGTCGCCAACTGCGCCAATCGTGCAGACCACTTCATTGCCCTCTCTTGCAATAATTGACGCGGCGTACTTCTTGTAGTGGTCGCCACTGCCAGCTGGGAATGTGCTGAACATCGACTTCTCAATCTTAATTTCAAATTCCTCAAGGTCAGCAAGGATGCTCTTCGCCGCAGACTCTGGGCGCGAGGAGACGAGATACACTGGGTATTCGCCAGCAAGGTCCTCAAGCGCATCAATCATCTCAAAGTTGATCTCTCCGCTTTCCTCAAAGATGCCATCTGCGTCAGCGACAACAATCTTCCTGGCTAAGGACTTCTTGGTTTTCTCTGGATTCTGTCCTGGCCCCATTTGCGGCGCTGGCTTTGCCTTTTCCCCTCCGTTTGGCTTGGGCGCATTGCTGCTACCAACTGGTGGCCCCTGATGTGGTGGCTCTTCTGGCCTGATCGGGCTCCCACCTTCGCCTGGCGCCTCTGGCCCCGGCTCATTGGTTTCTGGGTCTCCAACCTTCTGCTTCAGGTACATCTCGTAATATTCCAGCGGCATGTAGCCAAGTGGGCTTGGGAACCAGACCTGGTCGCCAAGCTCGCCAACGCCCTCTTGCCCGCGTTCCTTCAGGGCGTCGTTTAGGCGTAGCCATGGAAGGCCTGAGAGGGCCTGCTTGTAGTAGTCGCCCATGACCGCAGCCGAAGCGCGGCCCATATCCGTGTATGCAAATCGCAACGTCTTATCAAACGCCCAAACAACTTCTCTGGTCAAGTAGTCCGCAACAAGATCCATCAGGGGGAGGATTCCGTTGTCTGCGGTAAGTTGCGCGCCAACCTCGGCGCTTGAGCGGTTCACGTCAAACGAAATGCCAATGTCTTGCGGCTGAACGCCGAACGCGGCACAGATCTTTCGGGCAAGATAGATCTGCCACTCAAGGAACTGCATGTCGCGGTTTGACTGCGCCATTGGAATCCAGTTGACGCCCTTGCCGCCGCCAATGATGGCGGTCTGGCTCTGCCCAGCAATCTCAGCATCCCAGTAGGATCGGAAGGCGTCTACCTGGTCAGGGCGAACACCCTCACCGAGGTTGATGATTCCTGGCGGAACTGCCTGCTCAACCATGTTGGCGTTGTACTGCGCGGCCTTGAGGTCCGCCTCAATGGTTTCCGCAAGAACTTCAATTGGCGAAAGGCCAAGTGGCGAATAGGTAACGGGGTTGGCGATAATGACAACCATCTCTTCATTTTTGTATTCCGCCACGACCTTGCCAGCGTCGTCGTACTCAAAGTAACGGACAGACTTTGGCTGGCTACCATCCCAGTTTGGGGCGAAGGCGATTCTGCCCGCATCTTTCGGCCAGAGATTCTTGATTGGGTTTACGTTTAGTCCTGCCCGTCGGCCAACCGTCAGCTCTTTCTCGATAACGCCCTGGTCCAGCACCAGAAGGTCCTCAACGATTGGCTCAATGAACGAACGCCACGAATCACCACGCTCGTTTGGTGCCCGGAGGAACTCCCTAATGCGCTGGGTTACTTCGTAGTTTTCGGTAACTCCGGCATCGTGCGGAACAATGTCCCATCTTGCTCGGCTTACCTGTCCGCGTCGAAGGTTGATCGCAGCGCGAATCCATGGGTTGGTTCTTGACCAACGGCGCAACTGCTGCACTGAGCGCTTCTGCAACTGGCTGTGCTGACCAGCGCCGCGCGCGTATGGCTGTGAATCAAATGATGGGGCCATAGACGACGGGGTAGACTTGGCCGAGGTGGCCAACGGTCGCTTCTTGTCCCATGGCATGTTTACCATATCTTCTTTTCTTTCCTTTTTGGCTTCATTGCTTGTCGTACAGACATTACATCTAAGTCATTATTAACGATTTTTCTTGCTTCGTCCAGTGTATACGGAACAACTCTAATTCCGTCGATATAGCCAACTGGAGCAAACGATGGAAGCTTTGCCCACCAGTATGGTACCACAAAGCGACCGTTGGTAAATTCCATCTCTACGCTGTTCTCGAAATCAAGCCCCATCGTCGTCTTCGCCGTCTTCAGGTAGGTCGTCTGTCTCCGACTCGATAACCTCTTCTATGTGCAGTTGGTACTTCCTTCTTTGCGGTACTGACATCCTGGTGGCTTGCAATATCCCGTAACAATCTGCGCAAACGTCGTATCTCTTCTGGCCCTTCGCCCTTGGGACTACTGGCTCCGGGCGGAGCTTGACTTCAAGGTGCGAGGAGCCAGCGTAGATTGTGCAAAGAGAGCATCGCGGGTGGGCATGCTTAAGGGACTCGTAGCGTTCCACGATTGGGGCAATCTCTTTGGTCAGTTTTTTGATAGCAACGGAAACGCCTTCGACTTCGGCGACTGCGGCATTGATCTCATTGCAAAGTTTGCATTTGGCCATGGGAAAAGTATATACCAAATCCATGGACAATATACAAGTATTTGGGTATTATTGTGTTTAGGTATACAAAACTTAATACACTTGCGGTAAGATTCGATAGGAAATACAATGTGAAAAGCCCAGAAATGGGTTCGCAATATTGAGAAGTCTTGACTATACAAGGATTATATCTTCTAATATACAGCGGAGGTCATTTTGGACTTTAAGCTTTACACCAACGCACTGAAGGCATTTGAGAGCCCCTCTGGTGACCACTATGTCACCGGAACGACTTCGTCCACTATTAAGGACCGTCATGGCGACTCAATGACCATGAACGCCCTAAAGTCCATGGAAGAGACCGCCAAGCAAAACCTTACCGTCTTCCTTAACCATAACTACGAGGTCCCGCAAGATCTCTTCGGCTCCGTCCAGGATGCCCGCATTGTTAAGCGTTGGGACCAGGAGACCGGCCAGGAAGTTTATGACCTTGACATCGACATCCGTGTCGTTAGCGAGGACGAGAACCCACTTGCCATGAAGACGTACCGTGCCATTAAGCGCGGCGTTAAGCTTGGGCTATCGATCGGCGCCAGAGTTGCCAAGGTCCAGAAGGAGAAGGACGCTATGGGCGAGGATACCTACGTCATTGACGAGGTCAGCCTGCTTGAGTCTTCGGTAGTCGGCATTCCGGCAAATCAACGCTCGTATCTGCAGAACGCGCTAAAGAGCCTCCGCGGCGGCGCTGAGCGATCAGAGGAGGATGATCTCTCCGGTGGATACGAAGTCGCAAGGTTGGTAGAAATTGAAGGCCATCAGGCCGCAGAGAAGAATGAGACAGAGGATTCAACCTCTGCTGAGTTGGAGAAGAACATGACCGACGAAGAGCTTATAGAAAAGAAGACTCGCGTCACCGTAACCGTTTCTACGGACGGGACAGAGTCCACCCCAGCCGCGGTTGCGGCTCCGGCCACCCCTGCGCAGGCAGAGGTTGGGCCAGAAGACGAAGACGATATGGATGCCGTCAAGGCGTCCATTGAGCCAGATGTCAAGCCAGAGGTAGGCGCTGAAGTTGCCGAGGAGACAGAATCCGAAGAGGAAGCTGCCCCATCGACAACCGCTGATGCCGTCACTGCGCTCCAGAACCTTGGAGCAGTCCTTGTTCGCTCCGGCGAAGCCGAGCGCAAGTACATCGCCCAGGGCCTTATCGACCTTGCCCGAGACATCGTCCCTGGTGACGAGGCCGCGGTCGAGGTTGCAGCCGAGGAGCCAGCAGTGGCCCCAGAGGCCCCAATTGTTGAAACTGATGCACCAGCCGTTGAGGCTGAGGTAGAAGTCGCTCCTGTCGCCGTTGAGGCGCAGGCGGAAGTCGTCGAAGAGGCAAAGAGCGAGGTTTCCATTGCGGAAATCGAGTCCATTGCAAAGTCGGCGCTTGACTCGGCCATCGCGGCCCAGCAGGAGGTCGGGGAGCTCAAAGAGCGTCTGACCGAGCTGCAGGATGCCAAGATTCGAGTTGAACAAGATATGGAGAAAGCAATAGGCCTCATCGGTCAAATTCTTGACCATGGTGTTGGCCGCAAGAGCGTGACGCCGTTCACGGTAAAGACCCCAGAGGCAGCTCCGTGGCTCTCACCGTACGTACGACGCACACTGGAGACACAAGAATGAGCGAGATTAGAGAGAAGCTTAGCGAACTCGAGAAGGGTCTCGAGTCGCTTAACGCTGCCCCTGTCGGTCGAGAGATCGCCACGGAGCAGTTTGATGCAGCAGATGCACTCGTGACGCAGCGCGAGCTTCGCAAGAAGTTTGCAAAGATGAACACGGCTGAGATCTCGGAGATGCTTGACATTCAGGCTTCCCGCGAGACTGGCAAGCAGGCGTCGAATGACGTCCTTAACCGCCTTGCTGTTGCAAACCCAAACATTGCCAAGCTGCTTGATTCAAGCGGCGGCACGGCACTTATCCGACAGGACCTTGAGCCAATGCTCTACAGCCTGTTTGTTAAGCGCTTCCCATTCTTCGAGCGCATCCGCAAGGAGCCAGCAAACGGCCTCGTGCACGCGTTCAACCAGCAGACCGCCTACGGCGACGCAGTTTTCCAGACGGAAACTGGCACCGTAACGGATGATGCCGCGACCTACGCGCGCCAGACGACTAACGTCGCCGTGCTCGCTACCCGCCGTGGTATCACGCTGAAGAATCAGTTTGCTCTTGGCCAGGGCGGTTCGCCGTTCAACGGTCTGAGCACCGAGCTTGCTGGTGGCGTCACTGCCATCGCCGGAAAGCTCCAGAAGACCCTGTTCCAGGGCAACGCGGACACGTCGGCTTCGGCTGGCACGGCCACGGAGCTCGGAGCTTATGATGCCAATGGCTTCACGGGCCTTCGAAAGCTTTTGGGTTCAGGCACCTCGGCTGAGATCGTCACGAAGGCGACCTCGGAGTCTTACCTGTCGAACATCAACGAAGTTGTTGCTGGTATCCTTGATAACGGCGGCAATCCTTCGGCGATCCTCCTTTCCCCAACTGACTACGCGAACTTTGTGAACGAGCTCACGAGCCTCGTCCGCTTCAACGCGCCGTCGCAGCAGGGTCAGGTTGCAGGCGCAACGTTCGCATCGGTTGCCACCGCTAACGGTGTCCTTCCGCTGCTCGCGGTTCCTGGCGATTCAATCGGTTCCTACACGCTTTCAAGCGTGAACTACCGCGACATGTACGTCGTGGACGAGGACACCTGGTCGATGCCGTACCTTGGTACTGACTCGATCACGACCCTCGAGATTCCGATTGGCGTAAACGGCGCCCTTACCCGCCTCTACATCATGTATGTGATGTTCGGGCTTGGTGCTAAGGCGCCACAGTTCAACGGCAAGATCCGCGTCGTCACGGCGTAATCTTTCAGCGAACTAGTCATTACCGAGGGGCCGGGGCAAGCGCCCTGGCCCCTCGGTTTATTTGAGGTGAATCATGGTTGAGAATTTGGATAAAGTACAATCGGTAAATGCGGCTGGTACCGCCGAGCCAATCAAGGTCAGCGTTGACGCGCAAGCAGTCGTTCGCAAGGCAGTTGAGCAGTCAAAGCTTGACGTTGGCAACGGCTGGATCAAGGTTCGCTGGCACGGCGGAACTCGCCTGGTACTGCCAAACGCAGTTCGGGTGAAGTTCGTCAACGGCGAGGCCATCACTAAGGCAAAATACTGGGATATGCTTCAGGAGGCTGGGGTTGAGTTCGTAGAGATCGACAACAGCGGCTACCGAGAGCAGTCTTGATATACCGACCCCGCAGACTGCCTAGGGTGGACTGCGGGGTCACCAATAAGGTAATATTGAGCAATGATT